CAAGCTGCACGACCTTGCCCTCCCGCCTCAGCGGGTCGCCGATCGCGTCCTGCCCGCCCCCGCCCGCGTCCACCGCCACCCGGCCGGGCGAAATGCCGTGCTCCTGCATTAAATCCTGCGTCAGTTCCAGCATCTTCACCGTATCCGGCTGGCCGTATTCCTTGTCCTTGGCAGCCTCCGGGTCCATCGCCCGCACGTCCACCGTCCCCAGGGCGTCGATCACCCACCACACGGCTAGATCGCCGCGGCCGTGCGAGGCGTCGACGCCCATCCACCGGGCCAAGTTCTCCCGCCGCCACTTCGGGTCGATCTCGTCCCACGCCAGGAACGACCGGTCAAGCCAGACCCGCGGCACCACCACCCGCGTCTCGTCACCCTCCGGCAGCCGCCCCCGCAGCCGCGTCGTGATGTTGTAGTCGTCCCACTCGTCGTTGTATGCCAGCCAGGACGGATAGGACATGATCCCCGGTATCGGCGGCGACGGCAGCGGGCCCTTCCGTCCCAGCCGATCCCACTTCATCCCTGTGGCCACGTTCGGCGTTCGGATGCCATCGATGTGGATCACGTACCACCGCCACCGACCGGGATGCAAGGGGTCGCACTGACTGCCCGCCCGGATCATCCGGGCGAACTGCCCGGCCAAGTTCAACGGGTTGCCGAGTACCAGTATCACGTGGGCCTGCCCCTTCAGGGCGTCGATGAACTTGTCGGAAATACCGGAGCACTCGTCCAGTAGGATAAACACTGTCGGCCCGCCGTCCGGTAGGGGCGGAAGGTGTATCCCGTGCATCCCCTCTACGTCTTTCGCTACGCGAAGCCGTACCCAGTCGTTGCCGTGGGGCTGCCCCTTCTCGTCGAGCCGCCGAAGCTCCATGTGAATTACGTCGATGCCCAACAGTTCCTTGACCGTGACGGGCTCGCCGTCCGGCCGCGTGATCTTCTCCCCGTCCGCTCCGGCCGCCTGTTGCCGAAGTGCCGAGTCGATCTCACCCCACAATGAGTCCCGTAGCTGCGGGGCCGTGATCGACGTGGCCACGACCTTGCAGGGGAACCGCGTGGCGTAGAACCACAGGATCAGCCGCGCCGCGATGAAGCCCTTGCCCGTCTCGATCGCCGAATGCACGATCGTCCCGTAGTTCCCGGCGACCGACTCGGCTATCTCCTGCTGCTTCTTCCAGAGCTTGACCCCGGGCCAGAGCCGCCGCATGAACTCGACGGGCTTGTCGCGGAATGAAGAGAGAGCCGCCGCGAGCTGCTGCACGCCTTCAGTCGCCATCGTCCACCCGGATGCTGCGCTTGGTGTTCAGGAAGTCGGCGTGCTTCTCCGGCTGGGGTTGCTCTACTTCGGGTGTCTCGTCAACTGGTTCGGCCATCATGGACTCCAATGATGGAGCGGCCGCCGCGATCTGCTGAAACAGTGCCGCCGCTTCCGCTGTGGAAACGCCGCACTTCCCCATGGCACCGGCGAATTTCCCCATCGCTGCACCGACCTTAGACATTTTTGGCGGCGGGGGCGGTGGTGGCGGAGGGGCTGGCGGGGGCGATGTTTTCGGGGGCTGAAACCTCGCCGGCACTTCTGCCGTATAAACCTGAGGTGCCCCCAGTGCAGGTCTCAGATACCATTCCCATCCGTTGCGACCCATCACTTAACCTCCGGTGGATGGTACTCGACAAGCCTAAACCACAGGTCGTGGGGATCGCCGTCGTACTGTAAGGTGGTGCCATCCCACAGCATGAAGCCCTCGCCCTCGTCCGTGTCCCGCCAGCGAATGTCCCAGCGGCGAGCAGTGACCAGCATGAGTTCCACGTCCTCGATGTCCTTGGTCGCGATGGGAGGCTGCGCCGACCAGCCTCGCTCATCTTGCTCAACCGCGGAATACGGCACCAGCTCGATCCCCGGCCCATGCGAGTCCCACTGCCAGACGAACGGCCGCGTCGTTGTTGCCCTGCCAACAGCAAAGCCTGTCCCGAAGATGCCCGCAATGGCAACCACCCACACGACCGCCAGTAATAAATAGAGTCTGTTCATCTCGCGTCCCCTTTCTACAGGTCCTCGAAACCGTCGCCGTTCCCACCCGGGGCCGGCAGTGACTTGACCTCGATCACGTGCTCCTCGCCGTCCTCGCCGACCACCGTCGCGGGCTCGGATGGGGCTTGCAGCAACAGTTGGAATAGGTTGATCGGCTGGCCGTCCTTCCCGCCGACCTCGTGCGTCTGCTTATCCAGCCCGAACAGCCGCATCCGCTTCTCGACGGCCCTCAGCGCCACGTCAAGGTGTCGGGGGTCGCCGTCCCGCTTCCGGACCTCAGTCTCCTCCACGGTGTCGATCAACTTGCCCTTGATCGGGTTGCCGTCCTCGCCGATCGTCGGCGGGCCCGCCCGCTTCTTCGCCCGCCTCCGCTCCTGGTCCACCTTCGACCGCTCCCATGCCGCGTACGCTTCCCTCTGCACCAGCTTGAGCTGCGAGTTGATCTCTGCCGTCAGGTCGGCGACCGCCTGCGTCGAGTCCTCCCGCCACTGCGCGAGTGCCTCGTGGTATCGACGCCACGCCCACTGCACGGCCCGGCCGCGTCGGGCAGCTATCTCTCGGAAGGTCAGGCCCTGCCGATGCAACTCCGCCACCTCGGCAATGTCCTTCTGCCGCTGGGCACTCGCTACCGATCGCTTATGCTTCCACTCGTCGGCCATTTCCGATTCCCTATGCGTGTTCCAGATGCCCCCTCGGCCGCGGTATCACGGCTCAGTCCTCCCGCGTCCAGTATAGCCGAAGTGACCGGTGGCTGCAATACATTCGTCCCTCGCGTCCGTTCACTTTTCAGCTTCCAGTATCCGTTGCCCGATCCACTGTGCCACTTGGGGCACTACGCTGCGGCCTGTCGCTGGCGGCCAGCAATTCGCATCGCCAGCGCACATTTAGGCGAGCAGCATTTGTGTCGCTTGCGCTTTCGCGGGTTGACAGTGAATACCCGTCCGCAATTCGCACATGCCTTGACATCTGGGTACACCTGCTTGTGCAGCCGCATGTGGCGATTGCATGTCAATACCTCAAGATTCTCCAGACGATTGTCGAGCGGGTCTCCGTTCTTGTGGTGAACATGCTCGTCTGATCTGAGCAAGCGGCCGAGATGTTGCTCCATAATCCACCGATGGGCACGCACCTTTTTCCCGTTCCGATGTATCAATCGTGTCCGTGTGTGTGGGCTAAGTGCCATTTCAGTATCCTTTCTCCGATGTATTGTGCTACGAAAGGAACCACCGCATTACCTAAGCATCTAAGTCTGTCCACCCGATTCTTCTGCCCCTTCACTGTTCTTGGGATTCCACACTCCCATCCTCCACATCCGTCCAATCCGCTGGAAAGCCCATGAGGATGGATACCCAGTCTGCATTGAGTGCCCCACGAATGACTTCCTTTAGCAGAAAAGCACCTTGACGCCCTGGTGGCTTGGTATACGCCGCCCCTCCCATCGCATCGCTCTTGCAGGGCGTCGGCCACCTCCGAATCGCCTTGCCGAACTCCCCGTCCCCCTGCCCCTGATTCGCACTCAGACCGTAGGGGGTCGGAAACATCCCGCGTGCCTTTGCCGCCTTTCTGCTGTTGCTCCCACCATCCATCACTGACCCCCCTCCCGGCTTGTGAACTGGCGTTGGCCACAATGAACACCCTGTCCCTGATATGCGGGGCACCAAGGGCGGCAGCCGGTATGCAATCCCATCGGACACGATACCCGAGCGAGGCCAAGTCTCGCACCACTCTTCCGAAGAGGGCTCCTCTGGCCCCGCGAACATCTCTTGCTGAGAGTAGCCCTGGGACGTTTTCAGCCAGCACCCATGTTGGTCGGAGTATCGCGCAAACTCGACGCATTTCGTCCCACAGCCAACGCTCATCATCTTCGCCCCGTCGTTTTCCGGCAGAAGAGACAGGCTGGCAGGGGAAGCCACCGCAGATGAGATCGGCGCGCCATGCAGAAGTACCTTGCGATAGTGGCGACATCCCGATCCTCGACTCATCATGCTCGGGCAGTGCTGATTCTGTTTGCTTGTCGGCGTCGGGAGGAAACGTGGCAACGTCTCCCCACCGCCTGACAGCAGGCCAATGCTTTTCAAGAACTCTCGTCGCGTAGCTATCATTCTCCACCTGCCAGACGGTCTCGAAGCCGCCGGTCATTTCCAAGCCGAGCTCGATTCCGCCTATCCCGGCGAACAAACTGCCGACTGTGAGCTTTCGCATGCCTCGCGTCCGTTCAATCAAGATTCCTTGCCGAGCAAACTCGCTGCCGGTATTCCCAGGCCAGCAACGAGGCGTCGGATCACCGAAAGTGTGAGTCGCCGCTTGCCGGAGAGCACTTCTGAAACCTTGCTGCGACTGCCAAAATATGGCACCAAATCCGCCTGCTTGAGCCCTTGCTGTTCCATACGGAACTTGATGGCCGCGATCGGGTCAGGAGCGGAAATCGCACAGTGTCGGGCCTCGTAATCCTGCACCAAGACGGAGAGCACTTCGAGTTCCTCGTCGAGTGCCATCAGTGCTCGTATCCGGCCCAGCGCAGCACGATAGTCGGCGTCAGTCTTAATTGGCTTGATGTCCATCACTTCGTCCCTCGCGTCTGTTCACTTTTCAGCTTCCAAAATCCGCTGTCCTGTCCACTGGGCCACCGGCAGGCACTACGGCGTTCCCGAGGCATCTTTACAAAGCGGTATTGTGGTGAAACTGCAATGTAGCGCGAGGCAACCGGGGCACTTTTTCCCGCTGCCCGACAACGACCAAACGTAGGCAACGACCTTCGTGCCGCAAAACGGGCAAGTGATCTTACGGCGAAGCTGCGTCGGCCTCCCCATAATGTCGCAGTCCGCGAACAACGACTCTGCCTCGTAATCCCGCATCCGGGATGCATCATATTTACTCATTGTCTTCCCCTGATCTAATTCCACCGATGCCAGCGAACAGGCTGCCGACTGTGAGCTTTCGCATCCCTCGCGTCCGTTCAGTGAGCTTTCTGGGCGGCTTCAGTGACCTTGTGCATGGCACCGATGACGGCACACATCGACGCTGGGATGAACATCGGGGGCTCATCCTCGGAGCGAGCTTTGACGTGTCGCTGTAGATCAGCAATGCCGCCTCGCAGTTCGTTCACGATGCCTTGCAGCTGCTCGATCTCAGCCCATGCCTCCCGTTGCTCCGTAGAATCAGCACAACCGAGCGACAACGATTCTTGCCATTTCATCATTCACCTCTTGCCTCTGTAGCCTTGCGGACCCATTCCGGCCGGCGTAGAGTCTGTAGCCGAAAGACTTGGCAATCGTCACGGCAGCCGCAGTCACAATCAGGCTGACAGCACGTACAGCCACGTCCGCCAGCACATTGGCCTGGTGATCGCCGCACGATTTCATCACGCTCCTGTCGGCGTAACATCACTTACCTCTGCGTTGGCGGTTTCCCAAGGCCGATCTGGCCTCAGCATCAAGTTCGGTGTAACAGTAGTCTCGTACAAACCCCGATAGTTCGTGAAAATCAACCGACCATCGCCCAGAATACGCAAGCTGAATTCAGACTGCCCATTGCGTGAAACCAGGATATTGGCAATGGGGCCTGAGACACACAAATCTTGACCGCCGTCTCCCCAGCCCCTGCACTCCACAGGACCTTTAGCCAACAAGGGACCCGTAGCCGTAAGGACTATTTCCAACTCTTTTTGTGACATAATCACTCACCTCCCGCCTTTGCGGCCCATGTAGCTGCGACTTCCGCAGTAAAAAGGGCCGAACTTGGACATACCCCTCTTCGCTTGAAGTCTCGTTTGAGCTGCGCAACTTTCTTCCGGTTAGGTAGGGCCTCCACGATAGCTGCACCTAGTGGCGTGATCTGGTGGCGGGTTTGATCTTGGTTCCGGTTGAAATTAAAGTTTCTATTTGCCATCACTCACCTCCCGCCTCTTGGGCAGTCTTGTGATAACCTCGCGCCTTCATTTTGCGGGCCATCGTCGCCATTTCCTTGGCTTCGCGTCTATCGCCGCACAGGCGGCAATCATCTTAACCGCGTCTAGGTACTCTTTGCCTGCCCAGACGTTATCAACGAAATATCCCTTTTCGTCTCGGTCGGCATCATAACCATAAGCAATTCGTGATGGCGTATGGCCACCCTCGTGAATTGCCACGTCGCGTTCCCGTCGCAGCCGCTCGACCTCGGCCATCAGTACACGACCAGCTTCTACAGGCCGAACAACATCGCTGTAAGCTACAGCACGATCAGGCATATCCGCCTGGACTATCGCTTTCGCTTCGTCAACATTCATCATCCCCTCCCGCCTTGGCGTCAGAGGCTTGTGTCTGCTGTCTCAACCAATCAGGCCAAACGCGGTCCAGGATAAAACGGAGTGGCTTAGATTCATCCCGGCCTAACCAAGAATTCCGGTTCAGTAACGCCAAGGCCGCTTGCATTTGCTCTACGGACGTGTCTTCGTCACGAACGTGAATCGTTGCGATAGCCAAGCCAGCCAGGGCAGCTTCCCGCAGCCGCTCGATCTCGTGTGCCGCCCTTTCGAGCATGGCGGCCTCAGTTGGGCACCCATCCGTAACTGCACACGTCGCTATGGTCCGTAAATCTTCAGGTATTTCAGTCATCATCACCTCCCGCCTTGGCGGTTTCTGTGATCTTGTTTTGGCACTCGCTGCATAAGTGGCCGCACGGGTAATACTCGATATGCAGTGTTTCCGGCACGCTGCCAATCCATGTGAGGGCCGATTGTATTAAGTGCATTTCAATCATGCCATCGGCATAGTACGGTCGGCGCCCAATCTGGTACACGCCCTTCCGCCACTCCGGCATCTCGTCGTATGCGTCCTCAATCACCAGCATCTTGTGCTGTACGTCCACGTTGTCGCTCTCTTTACACCAACAACAACTAAACTCGAAGTGCTCACGGTAGCACTCGCTGCACATCGCCTCATCGGTATCAGGGTTGCGGTACGGATCGGCCTGCTCATCAGGATCAGTGATGACGTGTCCGCAGTAGTGGCACGACAGGGCAGGTTTGAGAACATTAGTTTCGGCCATCACTCACCTCCCGGCTTGGCGGCTATCGTTCCAACGCATCTTCTTTATCTGTGCGAATCCTAGCAGCCTCGATTGCAGCGAGTTTGCTCCGTAGCCGCTCGATCTCGGCCTCCAATCGCTTCTGGGTATCTACCGGCACAAAGTTTCTACATTGGGCGCAGCGACGGTAGCATTCACCTACCTCACCAGAGAGAGGTTCAGTATTTGTGCTGCCACACCACGGACAACTCAAGGGACGGTTCTTGCTCTCTTCCACCTTCTCAGTACCCATTACTCACCTCGCTCGCTTTCACCCCCGCCGGCACTCGACGGGGCGGGGTTACTCTTCTTTCCTGTCAAATACAATGGGAAAGCGCCTCTGGAATTCTTCACAAACGGGAATCATGATCTCTCTCATTTGTGGGTGGGCAGCAGGGGCGGTTCTTAATTGAAAGATATGCAGCCACTCGCGAAAATTGGCTGTCACAACTATTTCCGTCTTGAGGGAGTTCGGCAGAACAGACCTAGCCTGTTGTGGCGACCAGTTCTGATGATTCCTCAATTCTCTGTAAGATAGTTCCGCTTTAGCCATAGCCAACAGCCAATGATCGGCCGCTCCACCATGCAGAAAGGCGCTCCGTATAGGTAGAACATTGCTGGTTTCTATTTCACCCTCTGTTAGCGAAGTGCACCAAGGCGGAATCACGAACGTAACGCTTCCGCTGTAATCACAATAGCGAGTCGACTCCTGGCTGAAAGAACAAAGCCTGTGCCTGACTAACTCGTGACTCACTCCACGATCAACCACAAACTTGACCGTTGCAGATGCGTGTTCGATGACTGACAAGTGCCCTCGTTCGATTATCCTTTCCACGAACTTTTCCGAAGAAGCCGGAGTCATCTTTTCCTCCGACTTGTAGCACGTTCTGCCCGCCCTCTCTATCAACGTCAATGGAGCTGACGAGCACTGTAAAATCACAAATGAAGGTTTCACTAAGTTCATCACTCACCTCCCTTGCCCCGTGGGCAGTTAGTTATTCATCATCGCCATCGTCCGGCCAGCCGTCGTCTTCTTCATCATCCCAGTCGTCGGCAGCTTCATCGTCCTCGTCGTACTTGTACACATTGTCAGGCATGACTTTCCCTTTCTGAAAACACGGCGGGCGTGCTCGCGGGGCAGTACCACGCCGCTACCGTGCTGCTATAGTTCCTCAATGCAAGCCGCGATTTCTTTGAGTGGTCCGAGAATCTTCGGTCGCAGTGCCCGGGGGTTTGTTACTGGTATATGAATGACCGGTGGCGAACAGGTGGTGTCGATCTTCACTGTATGCCAAGGACACGGCAATGGATGTCCGCAAACGATCTCGGGCACATCTTTGTCTGGTTGCTCGCAACGCATGTTCTCTCCTTCTGTAAAAACACGGCGGGCCGGATTCCCCACACCGGCTCCACTAAAAGTCACCTTCTCCGCTGTTGGTCAGCCAGTTCTCGGATACGTGTGACCAGTCGCCCGACGCTGCCACGCCGCCGCCGTGCTGTCTATCCTTTCTGTTTCATTAGGGCCTTTTTGTGATGTTGCCCGTTATTATGATTCGACCCGCGCTTGCGTAACCCACAGACTGAGCACCTTTCCTTACTGCCTTTGCTGTTTGACACCTTCTCGTTTTCCTTTCTGAAAAACACGGCGGGCCGGTTCTCCCCCGGCTTCTATGGCGCGGGGCCATTTAACGTCCTGGTTCGCCAGGCCGCCGCCGTGCTTGTCTACCGAACTGTACCGACCATCGCCGGCTCGAAGTCCTCCAGCCTCACGTCCACTGCTCCGTCGTTCTCGGCGAGCCACACGCGCACATCTTTCACCGACAGGATCCACCAAGTGACAGAGCGTTTCAACTGTTCCGCCAACAGCCGGGCGACCGCCTCCGCCCCGAAACGACCTGGCCAGCACGCCGAGCAGCCCCGGCAGTCCACACGGCACCCCGGTCGCACGCCCGGTTCTTTTCTGTCGTGCTCGCCTAGCACAATAATCTCCCGTTCCCGGTACGGCCCCAGCAACTCAGGTAGCCACGGCGCCGACACGTTGCTCGGCCGACCGACCGCCGACAATCCTAATTGTACCAGGGTTGCCGTGTCAGAAGCCCCCTCCGGCAGTAGGATCGTCCCGGACAGCCTGTGCCAGCCATAACAGTAGAACAGTCCTGGTGTCCCGCCCTCGGCCGTCAGCTTCGCCCCGTCCCTGTACCGCCGCGTGATCCCGACGATCCTCCCCGCGGCGTCCCGCGACGGCCACGTCGAGTAGTCCAGGCCGCGGTACCTGTCGTCGCCCCAGCCGACACGGAACCGCTTCACCACGTCGACCGACAACCCGAGAACCTCCGCGACGTACTCGCGCATGCCGGTCGCCTCAGGGTGCTCGTAGCACCGCTTCGCTACCGCGGTCCAGTAGGCGACGGGCTTTTTCGGTTTTGTCGCCTTCGCTGGCGTTCTCTGCACAGCCCTTACCTGCTCACCATTCAGCCGGTGAAGAAAACCGCCAGCCGGGCCTGGCCACTTCCTGTCACTTTCCCGCCTCATACAATGGGCCGTCCCTCCACAAGCTGAGACGCGACACCAATCTGGTCGCTCACAAATGACGCAAGGCTCGGCCTTCGATACCCGTACCCACGCGGTGTTCGTCATGCCCGCCTCCGGTAGCTGTGGAACCGCCCGCACAGCCGGCAGCTCCGGCGAATCCACTTCCCGTTCGGGTCCGGCTTGCCGCCCTTCTCCCGGCTCGACATCACCACGTCCTGCAAGTCGCACGATCCGGAGTGCGGCGGCTTGTACGGCGGTGGCCGGTGCCGGTCGATCCAGCACAGTTTTTCCTCTAAGGTCGCCTGCGCACCCGGCTGGTCATCGTCCATCGCTGCCCTCTTGGAATAGGTCAAGCTACACGTCCGACCCGAAGGCGGCCGGCGGCAGTCCAGGTTCACGCTCCGCCCCGGCAGTTACCTCAGCGAAGTAGCCGCTGATTACCTCGTCAAGTGCTTCGGGAGCCATCCCGGTCTCTTCCACCAGCCGCTCAGTCACGAATCCCGTGCTGCGGATCGTAGACTCGTAGTATCGCCGTTTCGATACGCTCATGGTTCGTTCGTCCTGACAACTGAAGAACTGTTGTATTCTGTACCTGCTACCGCGTCACCCTACGGGCGACGCGGTAGCACGCACAGAATCCCCGATGCCGGACTGGATTTTACGTCGCACCATCGCTAGCCTTTCGACGTGCCGCCCGGCCATCCATTTTACTCCGTCTTCCGGCAGGGCAAAGCAGAAAATCTCCATGCCAAGGTCACCTCCAGTGTGCCGACCCAGGCGATTCGCTGCGCTGTCCCAGCGTTGCGGCCTGCCGTTCGACCTCCGCAGCGGATGCGACCTGATCGAAGCCGCCAAACTGCGAACTGTCTCAGTATTGCATCCGTCTGGCTTACGCCTACCTAAGATGCTTCCGGGCCACTGAGTCGTGAGCCGCGTCGGGATACCATTCCCTTGCCCATGTATTCGGGGCTATGTCTTCGGCAACGATCGTGGGTTCTCCACGCAGAGCCGGCAAGCACCCCGGCAGGTCGCGAGTCCTGCTGTACGCTGGCGGGGTGAAAAGTGCACGGCGGGCCGGATTCCCCACCCGGCTCCATGGTGCGATACTCTTAGTGACTTTGGCAGTAGGCGTATCGCTTTCAATCTTCCCTCCACAGGCTGTCACTAAAGACAACCCCTTACCCGGCGCTGCCACGCCGCCGCCGCACATCCACAACAGGAAGGTCAGGGCGGCTGGCCGCGTCCGTCGCGGGCGGGTCTCTTGCCGCTGTTGCCAACCGCCGAGAGGGCCGGCGGGGACGCGACCCCCCGTGTACGCTGTTCCGGCCCCGGGCGCATAGAAAAGGGCCACCGCCGAATAGATCGGGGACGGCCCAGCGGGAACGACTGTATCCGTGGAGTAAAAAAAGAGCCGGTCATATAGGCCGGCCCAACCCGGTCCGAAGATCGGGGGAGTCGTCTGAAAAGTACCCGCCCGAATGGGCCTTGCTGCCAAGGGGATTTCTGGTATACTGACTGTTAGAGTCACGGTTGCACCCATCCTGCTTTCGTGGCTGGCCGCCCGGCGTTCGTTCCGCCGCCGGCCACTCAGGGCTCGGCCGTCAGGTCGGGCCCGTCTTTTTGTCTCATGTGGATGTCATGCTGCCGATTATACCGTCTTTCCCGGGAGCCGTAAATAGCAGATTCTCGGCCAGCTCATGTTCACCAGAACCACCGCCAGAACCGCCTGATTACGCCCGGTGGCCGGCTTTCCGGCGAGGGTAGTTTCTTAGGGTCGGCGTCGAACGGGGCATCTCGCGACAGCCCGGGCCCACCGGAAGCCTGTATGGCCTCGTCTAGGCTGCCGAGCTTGGCCTTGCCCCCCAGATCCGACTGGAACACGAAGCCCCGCTTTGAGTTCGGCCAGCAGTTGACGATCCGGTCGCCCCCGGAAATCTGCCAGTGGAATTCACTGCACCGGCGGGCCCGGAGCCCGGCATTGCAGATCCGCTCACTGAAATCGTTGTACGTCATTCTTGACCTCATGGTGAACTAACAGCTCTTCTGCCCTGGACGCCACCGCCGGGAAGTCCACCCGCAGCCCGCTCGTCGCCGAATCGTACATGGCCACCAGCCGGCCCCGCCACCAAGCAAAGTACCGGCCGTCGACCAGGTCGACCACGTCGTGAGGGGCCCCAGCGTTGCGGATCGCCGCGCTGGCCGTCCCCCAGTATGCGAACGGGCCGAAGTTGCCGGCGGGCTTGCCGGTTGCCAAGTCCAGGGCGATCTTCGGCGTCAGGCTCAGCTCCACCGCATCGCCTCCAGCCGCATGCCTAGTTCGATGCTTACAGCCACCAGCATCGTCAAGATTATCACGCCAATCATTGCTCCCTCCAGAAATGGTAGTCCGCGTCTCCGGCAGTCTCCCGTTCGTCCTGCCGCTCCTCATCGGTTAGCTCTTCCTCCCGCGGCGGGTCGATTCGCTGGTCGGGTAAATCGTCAGGATTGTAAAGCATTTCCTTCGCGTTCCTTGGCTGCTGCTTCGGCGGCTTCGCGAGTGCTGTAGTAATTTCCCGTAGACAATCGCAACCATGTGTCTCCACGACTTGGTTGACTTCCGCCCTTCAGCATTAAGGCGGTTTGCACTTCCCATGGGCCATCAACGTAAAGGGACATTCCCGGAACAACCGGCACGCCGTCCGCCGTCTTCGGTAGCTTGTCCACGATGGCTTGTAGTTCAAGTAGCTTGAGCTTGTTGTCCACTGCCTCGGAACGGCAAGCGCTGGCTTCGTTTTGAACCTCGTCCACCATTCCTTGCAACCGATCCACCTCGCGTGCCAGCCGCTCGGCGTTGCCCTTAGATCGTTGCAAGGCTTCCTTGAAAGACGCAAGTTCTGCCTTGAGTGCGATCTTAGTCAACGACATAGCTCACCTCCCCGGCGGTTTCGGCTCCGGCAGGTGGTGCCCAAGCAGCACGGCCAGCCGGGCCCAGTCAAGGTTCTCACGGTCCGTCTTCCACTTCGCCCACAGCGACAGCGGTAGCATCACGCTCCAGCTCTCGTCGTGGCAGCCGCACTCAAAGGGTCCCCCGAGGCGCAACAGATTTGTCTCCTCATCGCTCCTGCCAGCGCCTCCGATGATGTGATGCACCTGCCCATCTTCTGTCAACGGCAGCGACCTGCCGCATATCTGACACTTGAGCCAGTTGAAACGGCAAGACTGTACGGTTCGCGGGCTCCGCACAATCCCGGCCGGCGGCCAGTCGGCGGTTCGCGTAGGCAACGACAACCCGTAATCGCAGAAGCGAACGCCTCGGCCGTCCGTCAGTTTGTCATTTCTTCCAGCCATCGCTTTGGGTCGTGGGATGCGTGGAACTGCCGGCCGTAGCCCGCAGCCTCGGAAGTTGAAATTCCTACAAGCTCCGCCATCCGCAAGATCGCTTCACCGAGTGATTCCATTGTGGCTCGGTTCGGCGACACCCCTCTATCGAGGTGCAGTTGGATGCTCACTGCCGCCGCCCCAGCGAAAGCGGCGAACCTTGTGCGGTCCGGCTCCGACAAGGGGCACGGCTTTGGCAGCGGCTTGTGGCAGTAGTAGCATTCCGAGTCGCCTTTGTCCAGGAGGATCTCATTGCCGCACTCCTGGCAACGCACGAGCCGCTTGTCGCCCGGCCTCGAAAGCCTGTCGATCTCGTCCAGCAGGGCCCGGAGGTGACCGACCTCTGCCAGGTACAGCGACTTGCCCGCGACTATCTCGCGAGCCTGTTGAATCAGGTTCATTGCGCCCTCCAGTTTCGTTTGAGCCAATCCTTCTCGGCCGCCAGAGCATCCTCGCGGCGGGGAACACTTTCAAGTACGGGCCCGTCTACCGGCGAAAGGTCTGCTGACCAGCCCGTGCCGTCCCACTCGACCAATGAAGCCCGCTCGACGCGGCACTCGCCTAATTGTACCAGATCGGCCAGGGCATCGTCCCATATCGCCGACACCAGACCGTCCGTGTCGATCGTCAGCTCAATGCTTGACACGGGCACGCTCCCGTCGATGGAAGTCGGCCGTCAACTTGTCCGAGCGGACCTCGCCAAGGGCCTTCTCCAGGGCCTCGGTCGCGGTATTGCACTCCGGCCCGGCGACGCCCTCGACCTCGATCTTGGGGCTGCCTGACGTGTCGATGGTGATGGTTACCTTTTGCATGACGCTTCTTGCTCCTCTCGTTGTTTACGAAGGATGTGGCTGGCCAGATGGGCGTCGACCTTCTTTCGGCTGCCCCAGATCGTCAATGGCAATGCGTCCAGTACGGCAACCCAATCAATGAGAGCCCTTTGGTTTTCGTTGTCCGCCTGCAAGCCGGCCAAGTGAAGATCGTTTTCTAACACGGCCCGCAGGAAGTCGCCGGGCGGGCAGCCCTGATACAGGTAGTCCAGCACGCCTTGCCGCATATAGTATGGCACGCGGGCCAGTGCTCTGCGTAAGGTGTTGCGGTCCATGATTTTACCTTGTGCAGACGAGCCGCAGTTGCCCGTCGTCTTGTTTCTGTTCGCGGACACGCCAGCCAGCCTTTTTCATTTCTTTCTTGCTTCGCTCGGCGGCATAGCGCTGCTTCAGCAGGCCGAGCCCGGGGCCGCACCTGTCGTGCAGTCCCTTGCCCGCCGAGAAGTTATCGTAGACCAGCCGGTACTTGCCCGGCTCGTTCGGCGACTTGTAGACGCCGACTTCATACGCGGCACCAGGGACACGGATCACGCCCGCGTCGGACGTGCCGTACCGCTCTACCGCGATGCCCTGATTGTACGCGGCGTCTTTGACGTTGTAATCTCCAACCCAGCGCCCGTACCATTTCCAGTTGGTCCCTTCACGATCGAACGTGAAGCCCATCGCCTCGCACGCCTTAGCGAGCGTGTCGAGCGAGTCAATAGTCAGGTCGAGTAGAGCTACGTGCGAGATGGTTACGCCCTCCGGTTGCGGCCGGTCGCCCAGCCTCGTGTCGTTGAAGTAAGGAGCCGACGGTCGATTTCACGGCCGTTACCCATCGGCTGATCGGCGATGTCAGGGGCAACTCGCCCCACCCGACATTGCCGCTGAGGACGGCCGACGCCTACGGTTATCGGGCTGAATAGGAATCTGGTCATTGCCGAAACCATTTACCGATTGCAATGAGGATGTTCTGAAGCTCGTTTCGGAGTACGCGGCACAGATCGCCTACAGCTAGCCGCACCTCTACTCGCGCCCTAAAAAACGTCCCCTTTGTAGCTGCGAGCACCTGTTCGTCATCACACTCCCACACGTCAAGCTCGCGTTTAAGGGCCAGTACCAGCCGGGCTTTGTTGATCTCATCCTGCTCCATCACTCGTCCCCCAAGCTGATCGCCCGTGCGGGCACGTCCACAAGCAGGGCCTCCAGCGCCTTGCCTGTCTGCTCCAGCTCGGTCTTGACGGCGGCTCGCATCCCTTCGTTCGTCCGGAGTTCCTTCACGCCGCGATTGTTCAGCACGCTCTTGAGGTCGGTCACCACGGCCCCCAGGTCCGCGTCGCCCAGCACGTTGCGGGCGTCGAATGATGCCAGCCAGTCGGTGACCTTCTTTACGGTGGACTCGCTCAGCCGCCGCCGCTTGCCGTCCGGCTTCGGCCCCAAACTTTCGGCCAGCTTGCCGGTGAGGATTCGCAGTCCCTCGCGGAGGGCCAACTTCGCGTCCTCGGCCACGCTTGACAGCTCCTCGGCCACGCGGCTCTTTTCCTTCTCGTACAGGTACTCGCCGATCTTCGCCTCGCCGGGCGTGTCCCAGCTCGTGACCCGGCGCTCGACCCAGAATTGCTCTCGCAGAGTCTCCAGGCCGGGGTAGTCGCCGTCGTCGAACTGGTCGGCTAGCGACTGCCTGGCGGCCTGGACCTGCGCCGGGTACGCGGCAATGAATGCGTCCGCCGCCTCGTGGTACGCGACCTCGGCTTCCTCCACGCGGGTGTACGCACGCTCCAGCAGCTTCAGCGGCAGCAGGTGCCGCCCGGTCTTGAACGGGGCCTCCAACTCCAGGCTTTTGAGGTACTCGCGGCAGGCGTTCGCGACGTGCAGCACCGCCCTGTACTGGGGCGAGTCGATGATCTTCTTCGACAGGCCGAGCTGCTTCTTATCGGCGGCGGTCTCGACCTTGCCAAGGTCGCCGCGACGCGTGATCCCCGGCTTGTGGAAGATCACCTCCAGGATAAGCGTTCCGTTTTGGAGTGCTTGTGCTTGGTCAGCCATCGTCGATTGCCCTCCTTTCAAAGCCATCGACTTACTATGATCTCGAATAAGCAAGCCGCGGCGAGGAAAGCAGCGGCCTTGTCGTATTTTGCCCTGGCTAATGCGAGAATTCCGGCAACGCCATACCCCACAGATAAGGTGGCACCAATTAAACAGAAAATTGCAGTATACGCGCTCATCCTTTGCCCTCCGGTTTGCGGGGCCACAGCGGCCCCTGGTTAGTGCAGTCCGGCCAGCAACGTCAGCGTCGCTACGAGCGTCGCCGTCGCCAGCACGAGGATGTCTAGTGTGAGTCGCATAGCACCCTCCATTATAACGCGGTTTCAGGAAGTGTTAAACGGCATCCGCATGCCTTGTCGGTTCAGTCTCTTTTCGCATATTCAAACAAGTGGCAAACCAATGCTCCTTGACTCATCAGCATGCTGCCCCTATGCACCAGTTGCCGCCCCGGCGAGGGAGGTTCGATAGGATGCCCCGTTCTCACGAAACAAAAGTCGCGACGTTCATCAGGCGACTCTGGATCAACAAGTGCCCAAAGCAGCGGCTTCACTCCCTGGCAGTCTACGTGCAGGATTACCGCACCGATTGGCATCGGAATAGACAATACATCGCGCATGGGAATTACAAACTTCCAGACGACCATTGATGATCCCTTTCATTATACCTGGATTTTCCGGCCCCGCCCACCGTCGTCGCGAACGTCGCGGCGATACACCGACGGGTGGCTGGCCGACATGTACTTGCCGTCCGCCTCTGCCTGTAGCTTCTCGATCTCGTCCGGCATGGCCTTCGCCACGGGGACGAAGTAGCCAGCCGCCTCTTTTAATGTACAGCCTAGATCATCCGAAAGTTCACAGCACGTTTTGATTTCCGCACCCGTCCAGCCCGCATCATCGGGACACTTGCGTGACTTGATTCCGTAGTCGGCAAGGTAGTATTTCCAGATAGCAGTCTTCTCTGTGCTATCCGGAAGATCGACGTAGTAAGTCCCATATGAAAACCTGCGACGCAGTGCCGTTGGGATTCCGCGAACTGAGTTGCACGTTGCAACCCATAACGTATGGTCGCCACTGACCGCAGAGATAACCTTCAGACCTGTCCGAACATTCCCCTCCGATTCTCCGACTAGCGATCCTTTCATCGCGTTGCTATCCCAGGAAATCGTCGGTATGCCCGCTTCTCCGCCGGTGGCCTTTGCGACAAGACTCTTCCCTGTACCTGGGGGGCCTACTAAAATCAGCCCGCGGGATTCGTGATCTTGCATGTGCGTCAGTAACGCCTGCAAGATACCTTGCGATACGCCGGACGAATCGCTCATTTGCCCTTCGGCTCCGGCAATCATTTTTTCCAACTCATCGACGATCACGATAGCAGTAGGCTTCCGCTTGCCGGTCAGCACCCGCCCGATGAATTCCTTGATATGAGCCAACCCGCCGACACTGGCGAATGTCTCACCGCCCCGCCAGACCGACAGCCCCGGCGTCTGCTCGATCTGCCGCCGCTTCGACTCCCAGAGGTGGTCCAGGTCGATCCCCTCGGGACGCAGCGACATCGCCACGGCCTGCTCGGCGGCGAAGGCCGAGAGCCCCTGCGTCGCTGCCACCGCCTGGTCGACAGTCTCTTCGTCGGCGGACTTCCGATTGCTCTGGCCGCTCCCGTGGCAGTCCTCGCACTCCAGTCCGGCATCGGTGCCGCCCCCGCCACACGCCTGGCAGGCATTGGCAGCCGCGTCTTGCTCGCAGACGATCTTCTGTAGCACCTCGCCGTCCGGCAGGGATTCGTCGAGCATCACCACGTCGTCCTTCAGTGACGCGGGCAGGTCGATCGACGGGGCCAGCAGGATCAGCATCCGCCGGTCCCGCTTGAACTCGTCCCGGAGGTTCCAAATCCCTTGCCGGAACGCGGGGTCGTCCATATACTCTTGCGCGTTGCACGCGAATGCTATCGTGCGTGGCGGGAACTTGACCGCGTACTCCAGGTAAGCCACCGGCTGCCTGATGGTCTGGTCGTCATCGCCGCTTCCTGTGAGGGCCGCGACCTCTTGGCCTGCCTCGTTGACCGGCCAGCAGCCCCGGACGATGTCCCAGGCCACCACAGGTGCTGGCTTGCCGTTCAGTCCCGACGCGATCACTCGCATCGTCGCGGCCGGGTCTGGCGTCTGCACCGCCACGAGCGGCACGCTCACCCGGCGTGCGTGTTTGAGTTGCTCAATCAGCATCTTTGCCCTCCGGTTTCTTGGCTTTGGCGATGGCGGCAGTGAGTTGTCGGTAAGTGTCGAAGCGTGGCCCCACGCAGGCGAGGGTTGCCTCGCACGCGGCCAGCAGGTCGGCATGGCTCTGCTCCAGTTTGGCTGCCTCGCAGATGATACAGCCATTCTGTAGATAGCGACCCTCTCGGGCTGCCTGGGCGTGTGTCTCGCAGTGCGTAGCTGCGACGTACGCGCTCATATGCTCACTCACCTTATCCTCCTGCCCGTTGGGCTGGCTGGGGTTAGTCGTGTTCGATTTTGAGCGTTTCGGCTGTAAATCGCCCCTTGACGCATTCGTCAGCGTCGGACACCAGGCGGGCAAGCCGAATATCCTGCTTGTCCGTTCGTTTCTCGGCGCATCCCATTCGTAGCAATTCATTACGCACGGTCTGCATGGTACGTAGTAGGTTGGCAAATTGTTTAATGCCTTGCAGGCTCATCCTCTCACCTCCCCGCCGTCGCCGGCGATTCAAGTCGTTTTCCACTTTACACCTTCTTCGATTGCCCCTTGTAAAGCAACCGTTAATTCCTGTGCCTCCTCAACGCTCATTGAAATACCAATAATGCTGTCGCCCTCTACATTCAGGCGGATCTCTTGATCTACAGGAATCGTGGTAACGGAAGACCGACAGTCGAAATGATCAAAATGAATGTGCATCGCTTTCCCCCTTTTCCTACGCCCGGTCGCCCAGGCTGGTTTGCCCCTCACTCACTCAACATCTTCGGCGTCTGAGTTGTCCGTCCGGCAGGCAAGGCACGGCCAGCCGAGCTTCGGCCGCCAGCCGCAGAGCCCACCGCACGCCGGGCACAGCTCCGGCCGGCGCAGCCGCACCAAGGGGTTCTCCGGCGACGCCAGCATCCCGCCGCCACGCTCCTGCCGGGACGAGGGCGGGCGGTGAACCTTGCGTACCACGCGGAACTCGATCACGCCCCAGTCCGGCGGGCCAGAATCGAACAGCCGGGCCACGCCCGTGCCGTCGCCCTCGCACCGATCGTATCTGACGACCGTGTAGTGGCCGTGCTCGGCCACGCTCGTGACCCGGGCCAGGAACCGCTCGGCCCGGAACGGCTGCTCCTGTACCTGGGACACCGCGACCTCGTCGCCCGGACCAACGTGCCGGTGGTAGCTTGCGTCGGCCGGGATGCCCATCGCCCGCAACTGCCCGTTGCGGACCTGTCGGCTAGTCATTACTGCTAGCGCCATCGGCTACCCACCTTTCTAGCTTGCGGACTCGCTCGCGGAGCCGCTCCAGTTCGGCCCGCTGCTCGTCAAGCAGGTCGACGAAGCCGGCCTGCACCGTCAGGATTCCGCTGAGTTGCTGCCCGTACCGATCGAGCAGCCGTGCCAGTGTCGTTGGATCCATCACGCCCTCCGCAAAAACGACCCCGAACGCCTGCCCGCAGTGCGACCCGATGGGCGCGGCGTCCGGGGCCTCAGTGTTTCGGCGGTGGGTCGCGTCCGCCATGGTATCCTTCTCCAATTAGGTTTTCAGTCGTTCGGTTTCCTCGATTACAATCTGCCTGATGTCTTCGAGGGCTTGCTTGTATCCAGCCATATGAGCAACTTTCTCAGGGTCATACCGTGGAGACGTTAACTCGGCTACCCAAGGGACCAGCTTGACCGACTTCTGCCTTTCCAGAAAATTCCATATAGATGTTGCAATCAAATGACCGCGTCTTTCTGTATTTTGATCACTCATGGATTTCTCTTGATTCAATTGATTGAAATTCCAGTTAGGATATTCAACAAGCATCCAGCAGCTCCGAAGTCCGATGCCCAGAAATCGTTTCCCTTAACTTTGAACTGCTGCCGAACTTCGTCCCACCAACATCGGGCGGCATCTACGGCCTCGGCCACACGACCAGCACGGTAGGCGTTAATGATGCGGCCGTAGGGTTGGCGTTTTGTAGCTGGCAATTGCCCGTAGAAATCCATCAAGCGTGATTCGATTACAGCTTTCATCTTTCCATTCTCCGTTTTTCGCATTTGGGTTTGGCTTGTCATTTCCTTTTCCCTTCAGCCAACGAAAACCCCGACAACCGGTATCCTGCTGGAGCGGGACCGGCCGCCGGGGCTTCGTCGAGTTCGGGTTGGGTTTGTGGGTCGCATCGTCCCGCTCCAGGATTCAGCCTATAGTGTACACTGGAGCGGACAGATTTACAATAGCAATCGGGCGGATTTCCGGAAATTTCCTCCTGTACCTAAGTGTTTACATGGCCTACAGTTATGACATTTCGCCTCAGTCCACTAGGGATTTCCTCCGGTTTTCCCCGGTGGCCTCCCCGGTTTCGGCAGGTTCTTCCGGAATATCCGCAGCTCGCCGGCCGTGATCTCCCAGCGGCCGCGTACCTTCCGGCCGAGCCCACGGCGACGGCACCATCGCCAAACCGTGACCTCCCCGACGTCGAGCAGTTCGGCAACTTCAATCGGGCTGTAGATTTTTTCAGTCATATCGGTCGGCTATTCTTCCGCGACCTCTGTGGCGGGCCTTTGCCAAAATTCCTTAGCTCGCTGATCGGCCTGATGGTCAGCAACCAACTGG